TCCTTCATCAATATCATACTGTTCCATATTTGGATAATACAAAAATGTAACACAATCACCATCAGTATGAAAATATCCATTTTCTTTAGGAGCAAAACAATTTACATATATTCTGGTTAATTTCATACTACGAATAAATTCCACACGTTCGCGTAAAATTGTATTCATCATTTTACAAACAAGATGAGTTTCTGGAATTTCATTTACAAATCCAGTTGGAGGAGTTCCATTTCCACTATCCTTTTCCCCAAAAATATAATTCCTATTATTGATACAATAATCATAGATAATTTTGTGCTCCTCCTTTGAGAAAAAATTATCCGAAAAAGAAAGATCAATAGTCTTTTGTATATTCTCCATATTTTTTAAGTATTAAATTAAAAGCAATTGTGATTCTGGGACAGTCTGGAGTTGGTTTTCCTGGTCTAACATAATGCATCAAATATGGAGGAAACATCACAAGATCCCCTTCCCTTATGTTTAATTCATATCTACTTCTGTATCTAGTACATTTCATCTCAAGAGATGAATATCTTATGTGTTCATTTGGATCAACAAATACAAGAGGTTGATGTATTTCTGGATTAAATTTTAAAAAATGTACACAAGAAAAAACTGGCGGATATCCAAAATTTCGTTTAGAGACATGTATATGTTGTTCTTGCCATTCTCCATCAGAATAATAATTCCACCACATGTCATTAATATCAAATTCAGTTTCTAAATCAAAAAATTTAGAAACGTAATCATAATATGTCTCTAACGTTTGAGTTCCTTCAAACAGGGATTTATTTTCATCAAAATAACTAAATGATGTAGACAATTTATTTGTTAACCATCCTTCAGGAACTTTCATCTTTCCAGATTGATGCATACCCTCAATCTTTTCTAAAAGTTCGTCCTGAAGAATATGATTAGTTTTTATGTTGTTTTGAAATATGTGTATCGGAAACAAAGATTTAGCATAATGCATATTTTTTACCCATCCCTAGATTTAATATATTTTAATTGATCCCAATACCAATTTTGACAAACAACTAAACAGTGAATCTTCTTGTGCTTCTCTTCTTTTGTGTACTCACACTTTGGTTTATCCTTTACACCAATTTCAATCGTGATGTAATAGTCACTATAGAAATAAACCCATCCCTCAGTAGTTCTACCAAGGGAATCTTTCCATATTACATAATCATTTATTTTCGGAATATAAGGCATATTCTAAAGGATTCAAGTTGAGTTGCATCGCGGTGTATGGAGTTGTAGAATTAATGTCTACTGAATCACCTTGCTTGGTGGAGTTGATAGGCGCGTAATAGCATCGCTTTTTTGAGTTGTAGAATCCCCAGATACAACGAACATCATTAC